CAGCTTACTGCCACAACGGCTCCAGGGCAGCGAACCAGGGCAAAAACCGCCGGATCAGAGGCATAACGGCTAAAAGTTTAACAAATTTGTAACAAATTGGTCTATCACAATGCAAGCATCATCAGTAAAATGTGCTATGATGAGCTGAATAGCTCAACAGGGACCCTTCCTCCCCCTGACCCCTACCATCCCAACACAATCCCAGCACCGGCCCAACACCGGTGTTTTTTCATACCAAAATCCCAACCGGGACCGATGGAAACAAAATCCAGCCATGACCGGCAGAAAGGATCGGAACAGAGGCCATGAACACCACCTGAATCCACCTGAACCAAACACCACCCCAAATCACCCAGGTCACATCTACCCCATTACCACCAACTACCCTCCTCAAAACCTTTCCCTTCCATTATAGCGGTCAAAAACAATCTCCCCGGAAGGGAAACAGGCATAGAATCGAACGGGAACGAGTACCCCACCCCCTGTACCGGGGAAAGAGGCTGGAAGCCTTGAAAACAAAGGGCCGGAAGGATTTCCTCCGGTCCATTTTTGATCCCTGTTTCTTCCAACTATTCGTAAAACAGTTGTTTAGCGAATAGTTAAAATGACCCTGATAATCCCTTGGAACCGTTGATACATAAGGCTTTGAGGGATTTTAGGCAGAGCAGCACGGCAGCCGGGACGGTCCTGAGCTGTGCAAAAACTAACCCCAGCCCCTCCCGGCAGAGGGACGGACGGTCCCCGGCAGGGAGCCGGACGGCCTCCCAGCAGGGCCACCAGCCGGTCCCCGGCCCACCAGCACCGGGGGAGGGGGTCCGATCCGGGGACCCGGGGGGATCGAATCGTGGTTGGGACTCCGCACCGCTTGGCGGTGTAACGAAAAATAGCCTCTCCTCCCCGGTATCCGGGAGGCAGGGGGAAGGAGATGAGAGAGAATGCCGAGACCGAAGCCAACGAAGCTGGATGCAGATGGAGAATTTTTTGTGAGGATGACAGCTCGTGGATACAGTACACGGGAGATCATCAAAGAGCTTTACCACATGGAAGAGGCTGATGATCCGAAGGCGTTTCACAACTACGAGTGCAAGCTCTCCCGGTATAGAAAGTATCCGGACTTCATGGAAGTTTTCAAGGATGAGATTGCCAAGGTGATTTCTCCGAAGTTGCTGGGGAAGGGCGTGAGGGTTCTGTCGGATCAGATGGACTCCACGGAGCCTTGGCTGGCAAACAAGGCGGCGAATGACATTGTTGCGTTCACGAGCAAGCGGCTGTTTGCGGAAGAGGACAATGCGGTGACCATTCAGTTTGCCGAGGGAGCCGGGATGCCGGAGATCGGAACGCCTGACGGCGAAGAGGAATGAGGTGGGATGATTGCCCATCGTAACCATTGACTACAAGCCGACAGCGAAACAGGCGATGTTCCATGCCAGCAAAGCCAACGAGATTCTGTACGGCGGCGCTGCTGGCGGCGGCAAGACGAAGGCGCTGATCATGGATGCGCTCTTCCGCTGCCTGAAGTTCCCCGGAACCACGGCATGTGTTTTCCGGAGGACCTATCAGGAGCTGGAGGACACGGACATCAAAGAGGCACAGGCTTCCTACCCGGAGGCGCTGGCGAAGTACAATGCCGGACGGCATGAGTTCCGGTTGAAGAACGGGAGCAAGATACTGTTCCGGCATTGTGAATCCGAGGCAGATCGGTTCAAGTATTCCGGTATCGAGATTCAGTTCCTCTACTTTGACGAGCTGACCTCGTTTGAACAAGTGGTCTACGATTTCATCAAGACCCGGCTCCGTGCCAAGAAGAGCCTTGGCGTGGTTCCGATTGTCCGATCTGCCAGCAACCCCGGTAACATCGGACACGGCTGGGTGAAGAAGATGTTCGTGGATGCCGGACCGTACATGAAGATTCTTGAACAGGAGATTTTCTCCGAGACTCTTCACAAGTCCAAGAAGATCAGGACCCAATATATCCCGGCTTTGGCGATGGAGAATCCGTTCATCACGGATGACTACATCTTTGAGCTGGAACAGAAGCCACCGGCTCTCCGGGCGGCGCTGCTGAACGGCGATTGGGATTCCTTTGAGGGTCAGGTGTTCAAGGAGTGGAAGGACGATCCGAGCCATTACATTGACCGCCGGTGGACCCATGTGATCGAACCGTTTGAGATTCCGTTGGATTGGCCCCGGTACTTCGGCTTTGACCACGGGTACTCCAAGCCGTTCTCCTGCGGATGGTTCGCAATGGGGCCGGACCAATGCCTGTATCTGTACCGTGAGTGGTACGGTTGCAAACCGAGACAGGCGAATGTCGGCATCGAGATCACGCCGGTTCAGATATCGGACGGTATTCTTGAACGGGAAGAGATCGAGATGCAGGAAAACCTCACGGTGATCCGAACCGCAGACCCGGCGATCTTCGATAAGAGCCGTGGAGACAGCGTAGCTGATCAGATGGCTCCGGGATATATGGGCCGCCGACAGGGTGTTGTCTTCAACAAAGGCGATCACGCACGGATGGCTGGCAAGATGCAAGTCCACGAACGGCTGCGGTTTGATGACAACGGCAGACCGAAACTGCAAGTATTCAATACATGCAGGGAGTTTATCCGAACGTTTCCGACTCTGCCTTACTCGCAGAAGAAGACCGAGGATGTTGACTCCGATGCGGAGGATCACCCACGCATACGATATGTTGCGCTACGTTTGCATGGATCACCCCGTTGTGCCTAAGAAGAAGACACCGCCGGTATACAAGCCGTTCGATCCTTTTAGTAGATGAGGTAGGTGATACAGATGGCTGAAGCACTTCCCAAGCTGGAAATCTCAAAGGATGACGAGAAAGAGCTTCAGAAGATCGCTGACGAGCTGGAGGCGATGGTCGATGAGACCAGCTATTCCGAAGAACAGCCGTTGAGCCGTGGACAGGAAGCGCTCCTGAACCGGATTTATGACCGGCTGGAGCTGTTCCAGCAAGGGAACGAACCGTACCACGAGGCTGCCAAGAAAGCACGGCAGATCCTCCACATGGATGACCCTGATCAGGACACATCGAAGTCGAAGAAGGTTGCAGGGAAAAAGACCCTCCAGCTTCAGACCCTGAAGAGTACGGTCAACAACGTAATTGCCGATCAGATGCTTTCCATGCCGGAGGCACGGCTGATGCCGGAGACCGCATTGATGCAGGAAGCGGCAGATGACCTTCAGGACATGGTTCATTACGTTATTTACTGCGCAAACGATTTTGAGCAGACTCATTACCGTCTGTGCGAGGACTTCTACGGTCCCGGAACGATGGTTGCTCAGACGGCGTGGGACCCGGACATGAACCACGGCAAGGGTGAGATCGCCATTATCCGCTGGCCCATTGAGGCTTTCCTTTGGGACCCCAAGGCCGAGAACATTCAGGATTGCCGAGCGGTGATGAAACTGAGCTGGCATCCGCTGTCTTGGTTCCGGTCTCACTACCCGGAACAGGGCCGGTATGTCGGCGCTGAGAAGGGAAGCCATGAGAATGTCGGTATGACCACCGCTCAGGAGGCCGTTGAGGATGCCGGGAGCGATGAAGACCGTGCGCTGCTGATTGAGTATTGGTGGCGTGATTATGATGCCAAGACCCGGCGGTACAAGATCAATGTGGCGTATGCAGCCGGAAACGCTCTGCTGGAGGTCCAGCTTGGCGTGTACAATCACGGCCTGTATCCGTTCTCGATCCTGCCGTGCGATACGATTGAAGGCTGCCTCGCCGGTGAGGGCCTTGTGACCCAGCTTGCACCGATGATGCGGTATATCAACCGCTACATGGCCTATGTGGACATGAACCTCCGGATGGCATCCAAGACGAGGGCGCTGGTCCGGAAGGATGCCGGTATTGACATCGAAGCTCTTGCTGATTGGGAGAATGACATCATCGAGGGCAACAATATCACGCCTGATAACATCCAATGGATGAGTACGCCACCGTTCAACAGCATGATCAATCAGATGATGCTTCAGCTTGAGACCGATCTGAAGCAGGACTCCGGTGCGAATCAGTTCACCCGTGGCGAGACCACCGGCGGTATTGTTTCCGGTAAGGCGATCAATTCCCTGATCCAAGCCGGTGGCAAGATTTCGTCCATGCGGACGGAGCAGATCAAGTATTTCTTCAAGGATATCGTGGAGCAGATCATTTGGCTGATGGCTCAGTTTTACGATGACAAGCGTGTGATGATGATTACGGGCCGGAAGGGTGTAACTCGTGAGCTGAGGGTGAACCATGAGCGGCTGTTTGGCAAATCCAAGGGCGCTGTGAATCCTCCTCCGTACACCGTACAGATTGAGATTTCCAGCCGTGACCCGCAGCGGATCGCGAACCAAAACCAAATGTTCATGGAAGCCTACACGATGTCCGCTCAGGCCCAGCAGTTCTTCCCCCTGTCTTCGCTGATTGAAATCCTGAACCTTGACGGCAAGGACAAAATCCTGCCGATCATCAAGGGTAATGAAGCCTACCAGCAGAAGATGCAGCAGATGCAGCAGCAAGTGGAACAGATGGGCCAGCAGATGCAGCAGATGGCAGAAGAGAACCAGCACCTGAAGCAGACCACCATGCAGATGGGCGATGCGCTTTCCTCCGTGAAGGCACGGCTGGGGCAGACTCCCGGCGAGGAGCCGGAAGAGAGCGCAATGGTCGGTCAGGCAGAGAACAACTTCGGACAGCAGACAGGAATGCCGCTGCCGACATAACCAAGGTAAAAGCCTCGTGATTTGCGGGGTTTTTCATATTCGACTTCCAGCCGTGATTTGCGGTGGAGGAAAGGAGAACCTATGGATAACTTTGAGTCTAACGCCATCCCCAATGAAGTCGAGGAAGCGGATCAGCTCCCGGAAGGACTCATGGAGGAAACGGACGAGACCGAAATCGACCTTGATGAAGCGATTGATGAAAATGCTGAAGAAGGTCAGGCCGCTGATGAACAGGACGAGCCGGAGCAGACCACGGAATCTCCAAAGGCCAAGGAGAAGGAAGAACCGGGGTATGTGAAAAGCCGGATTGAGAAGGCGGTAACGAGGGTACGGAATGAATACGAAGCCGTTCTGAACCCTCTCCGGGAGCAGCTTGCAGCAATGCAGGAACGGATGCTGAAGGCAGATGCGCAGGAGCTGGTGAAGAAGGGAGAATTCCGCAGCGTTGAAACCGCCGAAGAATATCTCCGTCTGAAACAGGGACTTCCGGCTCCATCAATTGAGGAGCCGAAGGGCCAGCCTCGCAACGCCAACGGACAGTTCGCTCCCAAGCAGGATGCCAATGGTGATGCCGCAACACAGGCCCGGATCGACATGCTGAAGCATCAGGCTTCGCAGATCAAGAACCGGACCGGCGTGGATGTCATCAGGGCATTCAATGAGAACCCTGATATCAAAAACAGAGTAATCGCAGGAGAGATTGACTTCTACGATGTTGCCGAGGAAATCGGCAAACAGCCGAAGAGGGGCAAGCCTCCTGCACCGATGCGTTCTCCAAACGGAGCTGCTACCTCCCAGCCGAGGAATGCTATTGAGGAAATGTCCGATGAACAGTTCAGACGGCTGGAGGAGCGAGTCAAGAAAGGAGCACGCATCCGACAAAGTTAAAGGAGCGTGTAATCCATGCCTAACGTAAACATGAACTATTCCTATGACGCCGGTATTGCCCCGTCCCTTGTGGAAACCTATATCCAGCGCAAGGCCCTGAAGAATGTCGAGCTGAATCTGCGGTATCTTGATGATGCCGACATGATCGACCAGCCGGAAGGCAACGGCAAGCATGTCCGTATGTGGCGCTATTCCGAGCTTCCTGCCATCACCACTCCGCTGGCTGAAGGCGTGACCCCGGATGGTCAGAAGCTGACCGAAACGGCGTTTACCGTCATGACCAAACCCTACGGCGGCTGGATGGCCTACACCGATGAACTCGATCTGTTCCATGTGGACAAGAAGACCGATGCCATCGCTGAACGCCTCGTCCGTCAGGCGGCTCTGTCTATCGACACCGTGGGCCGTGATCAGCTCTGCGCTGGCCTGAATGTCATGTATCCCGGTACCGTCACCAGCCGTGCTGCGCTGACCTCATCCAACATCCTGACCTATGCGGTCATCAAGAAGGTTGTTCGCAACCTGAAGAAGAAGGGTGCGCAGCCGTTCCCGGATGGCTACTTCCATGCGAAGATCGACCATGACACCTACTACGATCTGACTCAGGACCAGCATTGGAACGATGTCAGCGTGTATCAGGATGACAGCCGGGTGAAGTCCTACGAGCTGGGCAACATCTACAAGGTGAAGTTCTTTGAAGTGGACAACGGCAAGATCTTCGCCGCCGAGAGCTATCTGTACGGCGCGAAGGCCTATCTGACCGCCTATGCCAACTTCGATGCTGCCAACCGTGCGATGATCGTTGCGGATACCATGAGCGAGGACGAGGCCCGTGAGCTGACCGGCAAGATGGTGTATGTGCAGTATACCAACTCCGGCACGGACTATGTGACCCCCATGTGCGTTGAACGGGTGTATCCGTCCGGCACGGCGAATCAGACGAAGATCGTCTTCCGCTGGGTCCCTGCGGCCTCTGTGACCGCCAATTGGGTCACCACCAAGTCCCTGAAGGTTGTTCCTTCCGGCGGTGCTACCAGCGGTGCTGAAGTCCATGCTTCCCTGATCTATGGTCAGCACGCCTTCGGCCTCGTGAAGCTGGGCGGCGGCAAGGGCAAGCCGAACATTCAGACCATCATCATGCCGCTGGGCAGCGAGGGAAGCGCCGATCCGCTCAAGCAGCGTGGCTCGATTGCGTGGAAGGTGAAGCACTTCGCATGTGCGGTCATTCAGGATGACTTCATCTGCCGTGTTGAACACGGTGTAAGCGCCTAAGATGTTTTCCGGGGAGCCGGTCTACCTCCGCTGGCTCCCCAATCCCCCTTTCAAGAGGCTATCCGGATGACCCACGGGTAGCCTCACTTTTTTATAACAAGGAGATGATCAAAGATGGTTCGACAGATTGTGAAGAGCCTTCAGCCTGATGATATCAACTACTATGAGCTGGCTGGGTTGTCCACGGACACCAAGCCGACCAACTGCTGCACCGGGAGCGTGTTCTTTGAGGTGGACACGGGCAAAGCGTATTTCTTCGATGAAGTAAGCGGAGATTGGACGGAAGCCGGTTCTGCGTTCCCCGGCAGCACGGGCGGTGAGTCCTGATGGCTGGCACAGGAAAGATTGTTGCCTTGATCAAGGCGTTGGCTCCCGGCGTTGATCCTTCTGTCATTGAACAGGCGGTAACGGATTGGCTGGACGATCACCCGGAAGCCACCACCACGGTGGAGGACGGCAGCATCACTGAGGAGAAATTGGCACAGGATGTACTGGCACAGCTCAGTGAGATATCTACTCTATCGGAAGCAATAGAGAACGTAACAGAGGATTACGGGGTTCAAATCGGATGGGTTTCTGTTGATATTGCAAATCCTCTTGAAATACGTGAAAACAAACGGTGTGCAGATTCATACGGTGAAAAAATCCCGGCGGCAAATCAAACCTCAGTAACAGAAGGAATGAATAGTAGTACCGTCACGGATTGCGTAATGTCTGCCTTTACTTGTGAAGCCGGAAAAAAGTATAGGCTTACAATCACGAATGGGCAAACCCCTGCACGGATCGCAGAACGTGGAACGGTTGTCATTGCAACCACTTACACCGCTAATCCGCAGAAAAACTTGGTTAAAGAAACGTTCCGCAGTACCAACACATCAAACGCAACGGATGTGGTTGAGTTTACTCCTACGGTTTCCGGGTATGTTTACTTCAACCTTGACGCCAACTTCCAGAGCATAGCCGTGGATGTTGAAGGCGTTACCGGATCGTCAAAGACTGCAATTGATGATGTTGTCCGGGATCATGTGCTGAACAGAGTGATTGCACCGGAATTTGAATTTGAAAGCGGAACGTTTGACACAACCCTTGCGGACACATCCGGTTCCGGGTATCGTTCTCAAATCATCACAGGCGTGAAGGATTGTGTCATTTGCATCAAGGTTGACCCGGACTATACGGCAATGTTCGGCAATGGAACGGATGCACTCGTAACGGTTCATGGTTCTTATGTATACCATTCGACAAAGAATGCAGTACGCTTTTGGGCATCTGACACCGTTGCAAATAGCGGACTTGAAATTCGGATTTATAAGGAAAAGGGACACCGTGGAGAGTTTGATGTCATCGTGGCGGCATCCGATTCATCTGATGTGGACAAGCAGATTGCAGACATTGTGTGTGATGGCACGAACGATGAAATTGATCTTCAATTCGCCGTGAACTGGAATTTTTACAGGCACATCGGCA